CCCGGATCCCCGGTCTTGTCCGAAGCCCCGAAGCGGGAGGACCAGCATGGCTCAGCATGACTCGCTCGCGCAGGTGATGGTTGACTACGCGGCGCAGGGAATGACCCTGGCTCAGATCGCGGCCCGTGTCGGCATGGACATCGAGGCCGTGCACGAGCGCATGACGACGTACCTGGAGAACCAGGCCACGTCGATGTCGGTCACCCAGATGCGGATGCTCCAGCTCAGCTGTCTGGAGCGGATCATCGGCGCCCTGTGGGAGCAGGTGATGGCCGGTGACCTGCTGACCCAGGGCCGGAACGTCAAGAACATGATCGAGACGATCCGCGAGATCACCGAGCTGATGGACCTGAAGAAGGACCGCCTGCGCGACGAGCAGGTGCGCCTCACTCAGGCGCAGACCCAGCTCGTCACCGCCTCGATCGAGGCCATCCGGGTCGGGATGCTGGAGAGGATCGTGGACCTTCTCCCAGAGGAATCCAGGGAGGCCGTCGAACACATGTGGAACACCTCGTTCCCCGCCATGGCCGCCGACGCCATCGCCCGCAACACGGCCGCCACGGTGAAGATGGGTGCGGGCGCCGGGCCGATCGAGCTGGAGCCCGTCATGGAGGAGTTCGACTGATGCCGCTCAGCCCGTACGTACAGCAGTGGACGGAGAATCCCGACGGTGGGGGGATGTTCACCGACCAGCGCGACAGGATCCTCAAGCACGACCAGGACTGCCCCTCGCTGGTCAACGCGTGGCTGCCCCGGCGCAAGGGCGTCTCCTGCCCGAGCGACTTCATGGAGTGCGAGCTGTGCGGGATCACGTTCTTCTGGGAGGGCCTGGTCGGGCTCTACGACGACTGCCCCGAGTCGTTCTGGTACTTCTGCCGGTGCTGCGCGAAGAGGACCACCGCCTGCCCCTGCTGCGGCAACTGCGTCAAGGAGCCGGTCGTCGCCGAACCTTGATCACAGGCAGGGGATCTCCGGACTCCAGGCGCCTCTTCAGTGCCAGCGTCACGCCCTGCCAGAGTTCGGGGCAGAGGCAGAACGAAGCGTGACCCCGTCGATAGTGTCTCGACTTCAGTCGCATGACCTTGCGGTAACGGGCGTTCACGATGATCTCCTTCTTCAGTGTGTCTCATCTTCTGCCTTTTCGCCCCACTCGGGTACCCTCTTCTCGTGACCACCATCGGCGAGATCATCTACGAAGAGCTGCCCGCTTTCATGAAGCGCACGGGCAAGGAAACGCTGCGGGTCCTGGAGGTGGGGGTCCTGCGTAACCTCGACGAGGACCACCGGGACGGGGACGGCCACTCGACCCTTTCCTTCGCCCGGCTGCTGAAGGACTACCCCGGAAGTTCCTACGTCGGGATCGACCTGGAGCCGCAGGAAGCGCGGCGCGCGGTGGACTCCGAGGGTCTGGGCGGCTTCTGCGAGTTCTACGCCGGGGACTCCGTGGCCACCATGGAGGAGCTGAAGATCGACGGCGAGAAGTTTGATGTCATCTATCTTGACGCCGACAACGATGGCGCGGCCACCATGCGGGAGTACCTGTTGGCGCTCGACCTCATCGCCCACCCCGGCCTGATCATGGGCGACGACATGAACACCGACCACCGCGAGGTCCGCAAGGGGAGGGTTCTCATCCCCTTCCTGCGCGAGAGCGGCGCGGTGTTCGAGCTGCGCCAGCGGCACACCCCGTGGGACCACCGCGACATCCTCGTCCAGGAGATCTCATGAGCAAGGACATCGCCTCCGTCGGCCGGGCCGTGCACTACACCTCGCTGGGCTCCGCTCCGCAGGACGGCGTACAGCAGTACCCGCCGAAGTGCCGGGCCGCCACCATTACCGAGGTCGTCGACCTGTCGGCCGGGACCGTTCACCTCACGGTCATGAACCCGGAGGGCTTCCAGTTCGCGAAGGGTGTGGCCTTCGACATGGAGAAGCTGAGCCTGAACGGATCTGCGACGCCGGGGACCTGGCATTGGCCGGAAAAACCGGTGGCCCCGCTCGTGGGCGGGGCCGAACCGAAGGAACTGTGATGCACGGGTGGGTGATGACGCGCTGGCTGTGCTACTGCGGCCAACGGCACGCGCCGTGGTGGCGGACCGTTCAGGCCCCCTCCTGCCCAATGAAGAGGCCGAAGACCTAGATCGCCACGTGCACGATCCGGCAGCCGTCGGCCGCCTCCTCGAAGTCGATCTCCACTCCGCAGGGAAGCTCGACCGTCAGAATGCTGGGCGCCGAGATGAACGCTGCGGCCGGAGCGGAGTCGGCGAACATCGTCGCCGCCTCCGACTCCACGGCCGACCGCAGAGACTCATCGAGCGTGGCCAGCTCCTCGCGTGCGCCCTGGAGCCAGGTCAGTCCCATGAGTCACTTGAACAGGACGGGAGCCTGCGTGAACTGCGCGCGGACCCAGCCGGAGTACAGGGAGCCCCAGCCGCCGCCGCCCCGGGTGGACTGCTTGACGTAGATGAGCACGGTGCCGTCGGCGAGGGTCTTCTTCTGGCCGTACCACTCGAACTGGTCCTCCTCGCCGATGCCGGACCCGAGGTCGCGGCCGTTTGCGTCACGGAAGATCAGGCCGCCGGTACCGGCAGCGGGGGCGGAGGTCGTGGTGCCCTGGTCGCCGGAGACCTTCACGTCGGGGCACTCGGTGATCTTGGCGCGCTCGGTCTTGCCGGTCTGCGGGTTCACGCGGTCCTCGTAGTGGACCTTGGCGGTGGCGCCGGGGCCGCACTGAGAGTCGGCGGAAGCGGTACCCGCCAGACCGATGGTGCCCGCGATGGCCACGGCAGCCGCACCGACTGCGATCGTCTTCTTGTTCATGAGAACGGAATTCCTCTCCGAAGGGCTTGCTTCTTCCCCCATCAGACCACATGACCTAGGCCATTTGCAACATCCAGGAAAGGACGCACCGTGGACATCTCCCCGGTCGGCACCATCACAATCCCCCGAATCTGCGGAGAGGTGCCCTGTGGGCAGTGCTCCGAATGCCACAAGCGGGCGATGCTCAACACGGCGTCCTACGCCCTGCGTGCGGAAACGGGAGAGGAGGGCGACCCCAAGGGTGCCCTCCTCGACCTGCTCGACAAGCTGGGACTGCGCGGCTAGCAGCGCGAGTCCACCTGGTTCATCCGCTCCGTCAGGATGTCCTCGACGGCGAGGCGGTCCATGTCCTGGAACGCCTCCGCCGCGAGGATGATCTTCTCGCAGCTCTCGCGACTGGTCCACCCGGTGCGCACGAGTGCGGCCAGCCCGTTCAGCGATTCAGTGAGGTCGTCGGCGGTCACGGACTTGCGGCGCAGCACGGAGACCACGCGGCGCGCGTACGCCTGGGCGTGGCCGTGACGGACCGATCCTCGCGGGCACGCGTCATGCGTGACGGTCCAGCCAGATGCGTGCGATCCCTGGACGATGCCCTCTCCGGCTGGCACCCGTCCCTGGCAGACGCCACATGGTTTCGGGTACATATTCCTCATGTTTTTGAGGATGACACAGAGTGCCCCAAAATGAAAGTCGGATTGGGGTCAGCTAGTTCAGGGAATCAGTCACCCTTCGCGCACGTTTCGCGCCACGGCTTCCGCCGCCGCGTTCCATGCCGTCTTCAGTCTGTCGTTCTGCTGCTCCCAGGTGGGCATGTTTCCACCCGAAAAAGTGGTCCAGTTGACGCTCTCGCCGTACGCCTCGTAGGCCACTTTGCCCAGCTCTGACATGTGCTCGACCTCCTCATGAAGACAGGGGCCTGGCGATGCGCCAGACCCCCGGGAGTCCTCAGCCCCAGGAAGTGGAGTCCGCGTCGCCGTGTGCTTCGCGGGTGGGGCCTGACAAGGTTACCTAAAACGTTCCCCCGTGAGGAATGCTGTACGCGTCGCAGCAGAAAGGAACGGCATGTCCTCACACGAAGAGCGGATCGCCTCGGAGGCCGAGGCGTACTTCCGCAACCAGGCCCGGCAGGCAAGCTGGGTGAACGACCCCGTCGGCTGGGCGAAGGACGTGCTCGGGGTTCATCTCTGGAGCAAGCAGAAGGAGATCTGTGACTCGCTGATCAACAACAAGCGCACGGTGGTGGCCTCCTGTCACGGCACCGGGAAGGCGCTGGGGCTGGACGAGCTGGTGCACACCCCTTCCGGCCCGGTCCCGATGGGAGACATCACCGAGGGCATGAAGGTCTTGGGCGCCGATGGCTCATCCGTGGAAGTCGTCGCGACGACGGGCCACCACAAGGCCGAAAGCTACGTGGTGCGCATGGAGCGCGGCGGGGCGACCGAGGAGATCATCGCCTCGGGGGATCACCTGTGGCCGGTGCTGAACGTGCAGGCCCTGGCCGACATCCAGCTCCGCTCCGACCGTGAGGGCGTGCCGGTCGAGACCGGGCTGTGGATGCACAAGGCGAAAATCCTCTCGACTCGGGACCTGCTGAAGATGAAGGGCGTCGCGGTGATTCCCGGCCGGATGCCGGAGATCCTGCCGCGCGGGGTCGAGTGGAATCCCGATGAGCAGATCACCTCCTTGCTGGGTGAACGCGGAGTGCTCGACCCCCAGGGGCGCCCGGCTCTGCTGTGGAAGACCAAGCGGGGAGAGCCGGAGGAGATCGGCCAGGTGCGCGCGAGACTGCGCGAACTGGGCGTACAGACCGCATACCGGCGGGACCGGTCGCACGGGACGACCTCGCGGTATCTGGCGATGCTGGGTTCGCACGCTCCGACTCTGCTGCCCAGCGAGAATCAGCGCTCTCTGGCACTGTCGCACTTCCTGTCGGCGCAGGGCTCCTGGGGTGATGACGGCTGGCGGATCGTCTCCGTGAAACCGGTCGGAGAGAAGGACGTGCAGTGCATTCAGGTCGACTCGCCCGATCACCTCTACCTCTGCGGCGAACGCGGGATCCCCACGCACAACTCGATGATCGCCTCGGTGCTCGCGTGCTGGTGGGTCTCGACGAAGCCGCCGGGTCAGGCCATTGTCGTCTCCACCGCTCCGACCTACGCCCAGGTCAACAAGATCCTCTGGGAGGAGATCCGCAAGCACCACTCGAACGCGTCGCGCGGGGAGTACCCGATGCCGGGCCGCGTCACCCAGGCGGATGAGTGGAAGCTCGGAGACGGGCAGATCGTGGGCTTCGGCCGCAAGCCCGCCAAGGGCGATCGGCACTCCTTCCACGGCATCCACCGCCGGTACGTGCTCGCCCTGCTGGACGAGGCGTGTGGCATTCCGGAAGAGATCTGGACCGGCGTCGAGGCCATCACCACGAACATCGGCTGCCGGATCCTGGCCATCGGGAATCCCGACGATCGCAACACCGACTTCGGCAAGAACTTCCTGGAGAGCAAAACCGCGCACCTGTGGACCAGGATTTCGATCCCCGCTTCCTCCACGCCGAACTTCACCCAGGAGCCGGTACCCCGTCTGCTGAACGAAGTGCTCGTCTCGAAGAGCTGGGTGCAGGAGCGCAAGGATGACTGGGGCGAGAAGGACCCCCGGTACATCGCGAAGGTGCTGGCCGAGTTCCCGACGCAGAGCATGTCGTCGCTCTTCTCTCCCTCGGTCGTGGCAGACGCCATCGACGAGCCGCCCACCCCCTCCCTTTACTCGGTGCTCCGCCTGGGTGTCGACGTTGCCCGTTTCGGCTCCGACAAGACGGTGGTCGCCTCGTATTCCGGCATCACCGCCCAGGTCGAGGAGAGCTGGTCGGGCACCGACACGGTGTCCTCCGCCCACAAGGTGCTGGAAATCGCCGAACGCCTGAAGCAGGAGCGCAAGGCGCCCTGGGTGGAGATCCGGGTCGACGCCGTGGGTCTGGGTGCCGGTGTCGTCGACACCCTGAACGCCCGCGCCTCGCTCCTGCCCGAGCAGTGGTACACGGTCTACGAGATGCACGGTTCCGCATCCCCGCCCGCCGACGTCGGCGGTTCGGTCTACGGCTTCTACAACGCCCGCGCGTACTGGTTCGAACAGCTCCGGCAGAAAATGCGCAACGGCTCCGTGAAGCTGATCGACCCGGATGAGCTGGTGGCCGACGACCTGAAGATGGTCTTCTACTCGATCAAGAACGGCCGGTTGCTCATCGCCTCCAAGGAGGACATGCGCAAGGAGTACGGCAAGTCCCCTGACTACGCGGATGCCGTCGCGTACGCCGTGGCTCCGGTCGCCGACGGGCTCCAGCAGGGCGACGTGCTCACCGAGACGGCCGAGGCCATGGCCTCCCACTTGGTCGAGGACAAGGACTTCTGGGAGGAGGAATCGATCTCCCCGTACTGACAGAAACCTCAAGGTGAGCTGTAGTCCCGTGCGCACTCCGTGCACGAAACTCAAGGAGGACACACCGGGAGGGTGGATGTACGACCACGTCGAGGCGGCGCGACGCCGCGTCGTGCTGGCGAGCGCCGAAGGCGGAACCCTGGGCAAGATGTACCTAGATCTCGCCAACATCCTGAACACCGCACCGAATTCACCTCAGAAGCTCGCCGCCTTGAAGCGACTGGCGGACTCCTGCGAGAGTGCGATGTCTCTGGTGGAAAAGACCCGTCAATCCAAGAGAAACCCCCCTGCCAGCAGGCGACCGCCTGGGGAAACGAACGGTTAAGGTGATCGCATGTCGATGCAGAAGCCTCTCGAAGAGATGTCACTCACGGAAATGCACACTCTCGTGAGCAACCTCGAAGCCCGCAACGACGAGCTGACGGGGATGGTTACCGACGAGCTGCGCGAGGCGGGAGAATTCGGCCGGGCTCAGCTCGCGATCGAGGACATCGGCTGGCGCCCGCTCATGGGACTCTCCGAGGGGGCGAACTCCTTCACTCTCGACGCCCTGCATCACGCGAGCGAACTGTGCCGGGCCGTGGCCACGGTGAACCCGCTCGTCGGCCGGGGTCTGCGCGTACGCACCGGCTACGTCTGGGGATCCGGAGTGTCGGTGGTCCCCAAGGAATTCATCCAGGGTCCGGGCCGCCCCAGGACCGTGAACGTGGAGCCCGAGCTTCCCGAGGGGATCGAGGAAGTCCTGACGGGCACGCTCGCCCAGCTCGAACTGGAGCGCAGCTCCGGCACGGACGGCAACCTCTTCTTCCTGGTGGACCGTCGCACCAAGGAAGTCCTGCGCGTGCCCTTCGAGGAGATCACCGAAGGTGTATCGCAGCGCGGTAACCGTGAGCGGCTGCTGTACATCCGCCGGACCTGGAACGACTGGGATCTGGAACTCGACTTCGAGAGCGGCATCGAGCTGACCCCCATCACGGCACCGAAAGCCGCCGCGCGGGGCCGGACCTGGATCCGGGCGGACCGCGAGGGAAGTATCGCGGGCGGCACGAAGGCGGGCTTCTCCTTCAAGGACGTCTGGTACCCGACCCCCGCCGGGATCCGGGCGCTGGGCAGGAATCGTGGCTCGGCGCAGATCGCGGGAGACCCGGTCGACCACACGAAGGTACTGGTGCACGTTCCCTTCAACAGGCTCACGGGCTGGCGCTGGGGAATCCCCGACGTGCTGCCCGCCGTATGGTGGACGAAGGCGTACAAGGAATACCTGGAGAACTGCTCGACCCTGACGAAGGCGTACGCGCGCTTCGCCTGGAAGGTCACCTCCGACCGTTCACGTTCCGTACGCCGCACCGCCGCCGCGATGGCGCAGGCCCCCCGGACCGACCCCGCCACGGGAAACCCGCTGAACGTGGGTGCCTCCGCCGTGCTGGGCGCCGGGCAGGATCTGTCGGCGGTCGGCGGCAACACGAAGGTCGACTTCGATTCGGGCCGTCCCCTCGCGGCGATGATCGCGGCAGCGCTCGACGTTCCGCTGCCCGCTCTTCTGGAAGATCCCTCCATCGCCAACAACGCGGCGGCGACCTCGCTGGACACTTCGACGATTCTGGTGATGCAGGCCCGCCAGAAGGTGATGGACGAGATGTTCCGCGCCATCTTCAAGGTGCTGGGCCTGAAGGTGCGTCTGCGCTGGCCCGAGATCTCGGAGGAGCCGATTCACCGCAGGCTCCAGGCGCTCGACATGGCGATCCGCCTCGGGCTTTTCTCGGCCGACGAGGCGCGCGCGATGGTCGTGGACGCGTGGGGTGACAAGTGGGAGGACTTCACCCGGGAAGCGCCGGATGTCGAGGAACTTCCGTACGTTGCCGGGGGAACCGGTCAGGGCGAGCCGCCGGAACCGAAGACAGCTAACTCTACGGAAACTCCGGATAATTCCGGGGGAACTGAGACCTCGGGCACGGGGGGACCGGGGGCTCCGTCTCCCTTGAAGGCAGGAAATTCGCGTTCAACGGATGCGCCGAAGCAGCCGGAACCGATGTCCTACGCAGACCATGAACTGCGCGATGAGTGAACTTGATACCACTCCGAGGAGACTTTTGCCCTCGCGTGCTATTACGCTGTGCCTCAACGTTGATCAGTAAGGGGGCTCATGTCTCAGGAAACCCTGCGGGAAACCGCGCTTCTGGCGTCTGACCCCCAGTCTCCGGAGAAGGGCATCTGGCGGGCGCTGCTCATCGCAGCCGACGTCCAGGGGTCAAGCGGCTACTATCCGGCAGAAGTGCTGATGCGTGATGGTCCGAAGGCTTTCCCCGCCGGAACCCACATCTACTTCGACCACCCCTCGGGGTCCGAGGAGATGGACCTTCCGGAGCGGAGTGTCCTGAAAATCGCAGGGTTCCTGCTCGACGATGCCGCCTTCGAGGAAACTGCTGACGGGCGAGGGCTCTTCTCCCGGATTCAGTTCACGGAGAAGGCCAAGCCGATCGCGAAGGAACTGCACGAAGTGATCGGTCTGTCGATTCGTGCGGCAGGCCAGATCGAAGAGACTGCCTCGGGGCAGCGGATCGTTCGCAGCATCGAACAGGGTCTCTCTGTTGACCTCGTCACCCGCGCTGGAGCGGGAGGAAGGCTCGTCACCATGACTGAGTCGGCCGTGCCGGAGTCCCCTCCGGCCGAGCAGGCGGTGACCACGGTCACTGCCCCGGCGGCAAGCGCCGCCATTCCGTCCACCACCGGAACGGGCGCCCTCCTCAGTGAGGTCGCCGCGATGAAGGAAACCATCTCCGACCGCGTCGAGCAGCTTTCTGTCGACGTGGCCCGCATGGCGACGCAGCTTCAGGAAGCGCGCCGCGAGTCGGAGAAGCAGGCCCGCGAGAACTCCAAGCTCGCCGAGGCCATCACCTTCCTCCGTGACCGTGCCGAGACCGCCGACAAGGCGCTCAAGGAGAGCAAGACCACGGGCGACGTCCTGGCCGAGTTGCTGGAGGCGAAGCTGCCGCTTCCCTCCCTGGTCCGCATCGCGCAGTCCTACCGCCCCGACCAGGACCTGCACGAGGCGATCACCCACGAGCGCGAGTACTACAAGAAGCTCGTGCGCGAGTCGGAGCGCGGTTCCCTCGCCGAGGGCCGCGAGCCGTCCAACCTGGGACTCACCGAGTCCTACTCCACGTCCTCCTCCTCGGGAGACGGCGATCTCTCCGAGATCCGCAGCCTCCTGACGGGAGGGTCGTACTGAGATGGCGACCAACGAGATCTTCAAGTACGCGGACTGGATCTCCCTTCCGCTTCCGCTGCGTGGCAGTGACCCGGCCCTCAACGAGGACCCGACGCGCAACGGCGACCCGGTCAAGATCGGTTCGATCGTCGGCTTCGCGCAGGAGGTCGGCGGCGTTCCGGTCACCTACACGACCGGCATGATGACCGTCACCGCCGCGCGCAACACGGCGAACAGCCTGGAGCCGGGCTGGGCGTCCATCGCCCTGGCCGGTGCCTTCGCCTTCCCGGTCTCCGGCTGGGACGCGGAGACCATGGGTTCGGGTACGCCGGTCGGCATCAACGTCGCGGCCGGTGACGACCGCGCCACCCTGGTCGCGAACTCCGAGGCCGACGGATGGTTCGGCGTGATCGTCGGCCAGACCACGGCCGGAGTGCCGATCGTCCGAGTCGTCCAGCCTGTGCCGGGCGACACCAACACCGTGGCCGACAAGCTCGCCACCGGATCCTGAAGGGAGGGTCCTGAGACATGACTGCACTGAACCTCCTCGACGGGATCAAGGCCACCTCGAACCCCGAGTTCGAGCGCATCGCCGAGGCTCACAGCAAGCGCCGCGTCGCCATCCGCGAGAACGCGGACTCGCGTCTGGTCAAGCTGAACCGCGCCGTCGAGTTCCTGCGCCTCAAGCGCGAAGCGGAGTTCGGCTCGCCGGTCGCGATGGGCCGACTGCGCGAGGCCGTCTCCAGCGGTGACTTCCCGCTGCTGTTCCAGAGCATCAGCCAGGCGTCGATGCTCGGCCAGTACGCGGACCTGCCGCAGCAGTGGCCGACGTTCTCCGTGCGCACCACCGTTCCGGACTTCCGTCCGGCGCGCATGGTCCGCTGGGACACGGTCGCCGGTCAGCAGGCGACGACCGACTACAACGGCGGCGCCGAGCGTCACGTCCGGGCCCTGCCCCGCATCCCGGAACTGACGGAGTACCCGACCTTCAACCTCACGACCGAGGGCACGGACTACTTCGTCAACAAGTACGGTGCGCGCTTCCCCTTCTCGTGGGAAGCGTTCATGAACGACGAGCTGCGCGTTCTCCAGCAGCTCCCCACCGAGATGGCGCGGTGGGCGCGTGACACCGAGGACGTGCTGACGACCGGCGTGCTGGCCACCTCCACGGGGCCGAACCCGGACTTCTTCAACACGACCGAGGACTTCGGCGGCCAGGCCCCGGCAGGCAACTACGTCCCCGGCAACCCGCCGCTGACGCTGGACGCGCTGGAGCACGCGATCAACTACATCGGGATGCGCCAGGTCGCTGGCCGCCAGGTGCGCGTGCAGAACTACGTGCTCCTCGTGCCGCCGAGCCTCGCGCTCACGGCTCAGGAGATCTCGCAGTCGACCACGTACATGCGCGTGCGTCAGCTCCCCGACGGCACCGAGATGCGCCAGAACGTCTCGTCGCCGATCGCGGGCCGCTTCACGGTCGTCGAGTCCTCGTGGCTGCCGCTCATCGACAGCTCCGCGAACTCCGCGACGACCTGGTACCTGGTTCCGGCCGGTGGCCAGACGGACCGTGGCCCGGCGATTGTGACCGCGTTCCTTCGCGGTCACGAGACCCCGGAGGTCCGCGTGATGGGCGACACCGGGCGTGCGCTCGGTGGCGGCGAGATCAACGCGTTCGAGGGCTCCTTCTCCCACGACGACATCCAGTACCGAGTCCGCTCGATCATCGGCGCCGCCGGTATCGACGCCTCGGCGGTGGCGGTCTCGCTGGGTACGGGCCAGGAGGCGGCGCTGTCCATGGCCTCCATCGGCGGAGGTTCGGTCTCGGGTCCCTCGGGTTCCTGAACCGGTGAAGCCGGGCGGCGGGTGACCCGGGATTGATCCTGACCGCCCCTGCCCGGTCTCCGTTCCTGCCGGGCAGCAAGAGGACCCCCGATGTGCGACCGGGGGTCCTCTTTGCATGCTGGCGCAAAACGACCCACGTGCGGTATCTTGTGGGTGTGGCGAGGACTCACCCTCCCCGCCCAAGAAGGAACCGTCCTTGCGAGTCCCCCCAGGACTCCGTCACGGCCACGTTTCTTCTCCTTTCCGAAGAGCCCCCGCCGCGAGGTGGGGGCTTCCGGATTTTCCAGGCCCGTTCCGGTGGCGTACACCCGGTATCCTGTGACTTGTTCGTGATATGCCGTACTCTCCTGTTGACAGACAAGGGAGTAACCGTGGCCTCACCCGACCCGAACCGAGATCTCAGGATCACGGCACTCCGGGAAGCGGCAGACACCTTCTCCGACACCGATCTGGCAGACTCGGATCCCTCGCAGTACTCCGACGCGCAGACGACCGCCATCCTGACGAGGGCGAACCGGTTCTACGGATGGCTCGCGGGCGTGACCCGCCTTGTCGTACACGTGGGCCCTGTGGTCGGTGAAGAATCCGACGTGAACGAGCCGAAGCACCAGGCACCTGAAGGAGAGACCGTGCAGATCAACACCGGCCAGAAGTTCAGTGTCGCGATCGACACCCGGGACGCGGCGGGCTACCCGACCGACGCCACCGTGGAGTGGTCCATCGCCGACGAGACCGTGGCGACCGTCGTGCACGACGACGCCGACGACCAGAAGGGCTGGGTCGTCTCCGGCGCCCCGGGTTCCACCGTCCTCACCGTGCGCGTCACCGACGTCGAGCCCCCGCTGGAAGCGACGCTGGCCGTGGACGTCGTACCGGCGGGCACCGCGACCATCGCCATCGCCACCGGCCCGGCCGTTCCCGAGGAGGACCCGCAGCCCGCGCCGCTGACCCTCACGGTCACCGAGGATACGAGCGACCCGAACCGCCTGACGGTGTCCTTCGCCGTCGACAACCAGGGCGAAGGTGCGGTGACCGTACTGACC